AGTTGTTGATATTACTTCTATCAATGAATTGCTGCAGGGAAGTGCTTTAACAACACCAGGCGTGGCTGTTCCTCATGGACATTATGCTGCTGAAAACATGAAAGAAACAGTAGTACCGAATAGAAATATGATAATGTCAAGTCTAGCGGCCGGTTATGCTATTAGTCAAAAATATGACAGAATAGCATTTGGTGCCCACGGAGGAGATCATGATATATATCCAGATTGTCGTCAAAGTTTTGTTGATGCAATGAACAGAGCTTTGGAACAAGCAGATTGGCATAAAGTTAATTTGCATGCGCCTTACCTTTCAATGAGAAAGGAAGATATCGCTTCAAGAGGACATGAACTAAATGTCCCATGGGAAGATACATGGAGTTGTTATGAAGGTAATGAATATCATTGTGGAGAATGCGGAACATGTGTTGAAAGAATAGAAGCATTTAATTTAGCGGGCGTTAAAGATAATACTTTATATAGCGACAGTCCTACTTTATTTGAATAATGAAATTAGCATATATAGCACCAACCTGTGCACTAAATCAAGTCAGTAGTCTTGGCAACATTGAATTTTGCCTAGCTCCTTATGCATTAAAAGATAAGAAATACAAACAATATTTTATTGATGCAAAAGAAAAGGGGCGTTATGTTATAATGGATAACGGTGTTGCCGAGAATGATTTGATTGATGATAATAAAATGACAGATTTAGCTATTGAAATGAAAGTAGATGAATTAGTTATACCAGACACCATAGGAAATTATGAAAAGACAATTCAACAACGAGAAGAATTCTTGATTAAATATTATTATAAATTGAAAAAATCAAATATTAAACTTCAAAGTGTAATTCAAGGAAATACATATTCAGAATATTTATGCGATTATGAGCAATTAGAACAAAATGAATTTATAGATGTTATTGGAATTCCATTTAGAATGGATTATTGCTGGGCAAATGATGCAAATTCAAGAGAACAAAATGGATGTTTTAACAGAGTGTTATTTGTAGCCACAGTGGCTAACGGAAGAAAACCGATTCATCTTTTGGGATGTAATTGTTCTAAGGAAATATTTTTGTTTAATGAAGTTTCAAGGATTAGAAGTATGGATAGCAAATTAATGTGTCGTTATGGTAAAGCAAAAAGAATATATGATTCAGAAGATACGGAAAAGCCAACAGAAAAAATTTACATCAATGACAAATTAACCAAAGCACAAATTAAGTGCGCCGTTAAAAATATCATAAAATTGAAAAGGAGGTTAATAAATGGTAAATAAAGAATTAATAGAACAATCGGTTAAGTTATTGTTAGAAGCAATAGGTGATGACCCCGAAAGAGAAGGTTTAAAAGAAACACCTGGCAGAGTCGCTCGAATGTATGAAACTATCTTAAACGGACATGAAGAAGATCCTGAGAAACATTTGAAAATGTTTACATCTGAATCTGATGATATGGTAATTGTTAAAGATATACCATTCTACAGTTTTTGTGAACACCACCTAGTACCATTTTTTGGAAAAATGCATATTGGTTATATTCCAAATGACAAAATTACTGGTTTAAGTAAACTAGTGAGAATGGCGAGAGTGTACGCTAAAAGACCACAAGTTCAAGAAAGACTTACCAAGCAAATAGCAGATGCACTTGTTAAACATTTATCATCTGATGTGATGGTATATATTGAAGCAGAGCATATGTGTATGTCTATGAGAGGAGTCCGTAGTCCAGGAACTACTACTGTCACTTCTGCAGTTCGTGGAAAATTTTTAAATCCAATTGGTAATAAAAATCCAAAAGAGGAATTTTTAAACGCAATTAGAAAATAATATCAAGATGATAAAAAAAGAAGGCCTATATTTAGTTGAACAAGGAGAAGAATACGGAAAGTCGGTAATTTACTTATT